AAATAGACGAATAATTTAACTGATATATACATTATATAAAATAAAATAAGAAAAATGGCAAATCAAGAAAACAATAAAGTTATTTCACCAGTTATTGAAAGTGGCCAAGGTCACATTTTTCATGTTAATGGTGCAAACTTTAAAGTTACTGGATCTCACATAGAGCCGGTATCAGAAACAAATGATGTATTTAATACATTAGTTGCTGCTAATAATTTATTTACAATCAATGAGAATGGTATTTCATTCTACTATGATTACAACAACAAAAAAGCCGTATCTAAAATCGAAGAAGGTGCTTTAGCAAACTTCGATAAAATGAACGACTTAAATGAGAAAGTTAATTTCTTAAACGAGTCAATCAAAGAACTTAGATTAGCTAATAAAAAAGGAGAAGCTCTAGAGACTGCAACTAAAGAGTTAGAAGCTACTCAAACAGAATTAAACGAGACTAAGAAGTCTTCAATAGCAGTACAATTTTCTTACGTAAAAGAATCTAATTCATTCTTTGCAGGTAAGATGGAAATCACTTTAGGTTCTGAAGAAAAACTTTCTGAAAGATTCTTTAATACTGGTTATATCAAATATGAAGATAAATCTTTAATTGAAGCTTTCCAGACTGCTGCAGAAAACCACGATACTTACAAAGTTTTAGATTTCGTAGAAGAGTCTACTAAAGATCAAATTACTGTAATCTCTATGAAAGCTGAAAATAACGCTTTTGTTTATAGAAGAAATAACGATACTAAAATTGTAGAATTCAAAAAATTATTAGCAGATGCTGCTGTAGAATATGTAGCAGAACAAACTGGAGCTGATGTTACTGAATTATATACTGATGTTTTAGAATCTCTAGTAGAAAGAAGAAAAGCTAAGAATGAAAAGATTAATCTTTACAATGAGATGTTATCATTCTTGAATGACCAAGTTGGAAGACTAGCTGAAGCTGATAGAAACTTACCAGATATTAAAGCTGCAGATAATTTATTAAAATCAGAAATCAAGAGAATTTCTGAAGAATTAGCTGGTGCACAAAATGAAGATCTTCTAAATATCGAAGATGGTTATGTTGCTGCTAAAATGAAAGTAGAATCTGATGGTTATTCAAAAGATCAAGCAATGAGAGTAGATGCTCTTGAATATACTAACGCAGGTAAGAATGATATACTTACAGTGTTCATTAATGATGAGCCTGCTAGAATTGAGAAATTCAAAATCGCTTTAGATTCAGAAGAGGCGGTTTAACAAACGACCCCACAAATCCCACTAAAAGCCCGTTTCGAAACAATCGGGCTTTTTTTCATATAAAGGTAAATTAAATTAAACAAACGTGCCGAGAAAAAAGAATTATCTAAATAATAAAGATCTTTACAATCAGATTGTGCAGTCTTTAGAGGATGATAAATTAACAAAGGACGCTGAGAAGATGTTAATCCTATTAGCAGAGAGGGCAATAAGAAAATTAGTTTATGTAAATAATGATGATAGAAATGATTGTCTACAGTTTGCAATACTAGACCTCTTAAAATACTGGCGTAATTTTAATCCTAAGTATACTAACGCGTTTGCTTATTTCACAGAGATAGCAAAAAGAGGGTATGCGAAAGGTTGGAATAAAATCCACCCACAAAAATATAAGAACACAATGTCGATGGATAAGATTAATACTAATAATGGTAGTTCAGAAGGCGGAATGTTTAATATATAAATGTCAATAAAGAACTTAAAACCCAGAGGGAATTCCGGTTTTGTACAAGGCTATTACGAGCCACAAAATCCAGACAAATACATCGGTCCAACGCCGATCATTTATCGTTCTTCATGGGAAAGAAAGTTTTGTATTATGTGCGATACTAAAGATAACGTATTAAAGTGGTCAAGCGAACCTGTGGAAATTGCTTATATTTCTAGAATTGATAATAAGAAACGTAAGTACTATCCAGACTTCTATATGAAGACTAAGAACGAAGAGGGTATTGAAGAAGAGTTTATGGTTGAGATAAAACCAGAGGCTCAGATTAAAAAACCTAGACCACCTCTTAAGAAATCAAAGAAGGCTTTAGAATCGTATAAGTTTTTAGCAGAACAATATGTTAAGAACACAGACAAATATAAGTATGCGCAAGCATGGTGTGAAAGTCGTAACATGAGATTTATCGTGTTAACGGAAAAGACACTTAAATAATGGGACAAGTTAAAAAAGACATAAGAGAATTATCTAAAGATGCTGGCGGTAAAGGTAAAGCTAAATCTGCCGCTGAAGCTTGGTTTGAAGACTCTAAGAAATCTATTAGAGAAGGTGCAGTACAGAGTACAGCAAGAAGATTCAGACCAGGACAAGTCTATGTGTTTAGATATGACGATCCTAAATACGCCACAGAGTGGGATAAAAATCCATGTGTATTAGCATTGGACCCAGCAGGTAATAACGACTGTGGTATTAATCTAAACTTATTACCACCTAATATTAAAGAAGAACTACTAGATGTAGTTTACGAAAGATTCCAAGGTTACTTAAAAAGTCAAGAGGGAAAGCCGGCTAAAAACCAGGCTCCACTGTCATTAACTTATGATGGTGCAAAAGGATTTTTAGGTAAATTTGGATTTGATTTCGCGATTAGACAATATATCCCTAGTCGTAAAACCAAACAAGCAGTAGTAGGATATGAACACTGGGCCAGAATCGCACTTGCTGATTTTCTACAGTTAGAAGGCATGGGAGTTGGTGCTATCAGGGCAATGTTCAGAAACCACTTAAATAAATGAGATATATAAAACAGAAATAATAATATATTATGGCAGGATTTACTGAAAAAAGAAACGGACCATTTAGTTCTAACACAAGACCATTTAGCCTCTCCAATGCTCTGAAGACGCTAAGTTCTTTTGGTATGCGTTATGATGACATGGTATTAAGACAATCTCAAGCGATTGGTCCAATGGAAGACCAGTTTGGCTACAGAGAGATGAACCCGTTCGGCCTTGATAACGATGATATTTACGGTGCATTCGCTGCACTATCTATGGCAGATATTAATATGAAGAAGAACGTACCGTTCTTCGATGTTGATTATCCAGCTAAGAGAGATGAATTGAGAAGATTCTCAATGAACGATGAAGTTGAAGATATTCTAGATATACTTTGTGATGAATCAATTGTATATGACGAAAAGAACTTCTTTGCTCAACCAGCTATTATGGGTCTTGATGTTTCCGATGAGGTTAACAAAGACCTTAACAAATACTTTAGACAAATCTATCACTACTTTGGTTTCAATGGTGAGCAATCAGCATGGTACTTCTTTAGAAAGTTCTTAGTAGATGGATTTTTATCGTTTGAGATAATTTATTCCCCAGATCAAAAAGAGATTATTGGTTTTAAAGAATTAGATCCAGTAACCTTAATGCCAGGTTTTAATAAAGATGATGGTAAGAAAGTATGGATTCAATATAAAGACGATCCAGTAAAAGAAAGAGTGTTATATGATTCTCAAATCATTTACCTTTCATATTCTTCCCTTTCAACTGCTTCAAGAGTTAGTTACGTTGAGAGATTAGTAAGATCTTTTAACCTACTTAGAATTATGGAACACACCAGAGTAATCTGGGCAGTGACCAACGCTTCATTTAGAATGAAGTTTATTATTCCTGTAGGTGGTAAATCTAAAACAAGAGCAAAACAATCGCTTGCTCAGTTAATGAATAACTATAAAGAAGTTGTTGACTTTGATTTTGAATCAGGTTCATTAACAACAGATGGTAAACCAATGTTACAGTTTAGTAAAGAGTATTGGTTACCTTCTAAAGATGGTGAAACACCAGAAATTGAAACTCTTGGTGGTGAAGGTCCAGATCTTTCTGATACCGAAGCACTTAAATACTTCTATGATAAACTAAGACAAGTATCAAAAATTCCTTACAATAGATTCTTATATGAAGAGAATGGCGGTGACTTTGCATTAGCAGGTGACGGTATGGTAAGAGATGAGATCAAATTCGCTAAGTTCTTAAATAGATTAAAATCAGTATTCCAAGAGATTCTAGTAAAACCTCTTTATATTCAAATGTGTCTTAAATACCCTGAGTTTCAAGACGATCCACAATTTAAAAGCCAGGTAGCATTAAGATATAATGAAGAGAATGTATTTGCAGAATTAAAAGAACAAGAAATTATGCAGTTGAGATTAGACTTTATCTCAAGTATGAGAGACTCTCTAATGACAACCAACCAAGAGACTATGGAAGAAGAATACTATTTCGACCAAGAATATCTAGTAACTAAGTATCTTAAATTAACGGATGACGATATTAGAGCTAACAAGGCATATAAAGCTAAAGCTGAAAAGGCTGCAGCAGATGAACCAGAGCCAGAAGATGATGGAATGGGCATCTAATCCTAGATAATTTAGAAAAAGAGATATATAAAATATGAAAACAGATATTAATATTTTTAAAACATTCGAAGAATTCATTGCTGAAGACGCTTTAAAAGCCGGCGAAGAATCTAAGATTTATGTAGAGCCAGTTGTTTTAGACTCTGGTCCTGAGATTAAATCGGCTGAAATTCTAGGAGCTATTACAGCATCTAAGACAGAAAAAGAATTCAAAGATTACTTCTTTCAAGAGTATGGTCAAGATGCTTTTGCCGAAGGTGAAATGGACATTCTAGTTAAATATTACCTAGATAAAGAGACTGAAGACGCCGAGGAAGAGAAAGAAGAAGAGAAGGAAGCCGAGAAAGAAGAAGAGGGCGGCGATGACGATCCTCTAGCAGGCATTTAACATATTAAGATATTTGCATAATAAGACGTGATATATATTAAAAATAATAAAAACCATAGATATGGCAAAAGCTAACGATTTACTGATCGTCGAAATGTCCTCTAACCAACTAAGCGTAGCTTCTAGCGAAGGTAAAGAGTATGTTCTCGAAGGTATTTTTGGTGAAATTGACACTAAGAATAAAAATAACAGAATTTATACTGAAGATGAGTATGTACCTCAAATCGAACAGTTACAAGACAAGATTAAGTCTTCTAAACTATTAGGTGAGTTAGACCATCCTCAGCAATTTGATATTTCATTAAAAAATGTTTCTCACATTATAGAGGAACTTTTTTATGATAAAGACTCAAAGCATGTAAAGGGTAAAATTAGACTATTAGATACTGACGCTGGTCGTCAAGCTAAAGCACTAGTTGATGCTGGTGTACCTTTACAAATCTCTTCAAGAGCTGCTGGAGCAGTAGAATCAAACGGTAAAGTTAAAATCAAACAATTATTTACTTATGATTTAGTTGCAGATCCTGGATTTGCTAATGCTGAATTAAAGAGAGTAAATGAATCTTATGGTTTTGATAATGATTCAGGTCTTTGGATCTACGAGATGAACGGAGAAGCTGAATCTATCGAACAAGAAATTACAACAACAAACACAAATACAGAAATAAAAGAAAAAAACATGGCAGAATTTGTAAAAGCTGAAGATTTCCATAAGTATTCTGAGTACTTAGCTAACGAAATGAAAAGCATTAAAGAGTCTATCGGAGCAAAAAGCGAAGATAACACGTTAGAGAATGTAAAATCTCATAACGATCACATCGTCGAAAGCGTTAATACTCTCTCAGAATACGTTGAGTATTTAGCTGGCAAATTAGACGAGTCAATCCAGTATTCAGAACACGTTGCTGAAAAAGCAGATCAAGGTATTTCATATACTGAGTCTGTTGCTGAAAAATTAGATCAAGGTATTCAGTACTCTGAGCATTTAGCTGAAGCTGTTGGTAAAGTTAAAGACTTTGCTAATTATGTTGCTGAACAATCAAATGCTGGTGCTGAAACTAATAAGAATCTATTATCATACGTTGAGTACTTAAAAGAAAACTTACAGACAGTTTCAGAATACACTGAATATATTGCAACTCAAATCAACGAAAATTTAGTTGAAGAAGAAGTTGAAGATGAATCAGGAGAACCTGCTGAAGAGTTAGAAGATGAAACTGTAAAATCAGATGCTGAAGTTAAAGACGAAGTTGACGCTGCTGAAGCTGGTGAAATGCCTGCTGAAGATGAAGGTGAAGATGGAGCTAAAGAAGTAGCTGAAGAAGAAGTTGCTGAAACTGAAGAAACTAACGAAGAAACTGAAGAAATTGCTGAAGAATCTGAAGAAGTTGAAGAAACTGAAGAAGTAGCTGAAGAAGATGAGGCTGGTGAAGGTGCTGAAGAAGTAGCTGAAGAAGAAGTTGCTGAAACTGAAGAAACTAACGAAGAAACTGAAGAAGTAGCTGAAGAAGATGAGGCTGCTGAAGAATCTGAAGAAGTTACTGAAGAAGAAGACGAAGAATTCCACACTGAAGCTGAAGAAGTTACTGAAGAAGATGATGCTGAAGAGCCAGGTGCTGAAAAAGAAGAAGCTGAAGGCGGAGAAGAAGCTGGTGATAATTCAGAAGAAGGTGATGTAGAGCCTGGTGATTCTGGCGAACCTGCTGAAGAATTAGAAGATGAAACTGTAAAATCAGACGCTGAAGTTGAAGATGAGACTGAAGAGGCTGAACCAGGAGAATCTGAAGAAGAAACTGAAGGTGAAGAGGGAGCACACGATCCATTAGAATCATATAAAAAAGAAATTTCATCTAAGTTAGATGCATTAGTTGAAGCTGCTCAAGTAAAAGAAAATGAAAATCCTGCATTCTTAAATGTAGTTTCAGGTTCTGTACAAGAAGCTTACAATACACTAAACGAAGATGCAAAAACTGAAGTTAGAAACAGAGTTACAAAAAGAGCATTTATGAATGAGGCACAAATTAGCGCAATCATTGAAAACGCAAATGCTGTTGTTGAAGCTAAGAATAACGAACCATTCTTTATGTCTGCAGCTCCTGCAGAATATAAAGAGAAGTTTGAATCTCTAACTGAAGGAAAACAAAATCAAATCAAAGCTCAAGCGAATTACCATACTCTAAAGACTGAGTATCAAGTTAGAAACTTCTGGGAAACTAGAGATCTAAGAGAGGTAAAAGTTGACCTAGAAAAATTAGCGGTAGTTAACGAATCAGCAGTTGTTGAGGAAGAAAAGAAGCCACTATATGATGTATCTAGCTACGCTGAAGGCTTAAAGAAAAGATTTAAAAAGTAAAAAGATATATAATTAATCGACGATATAGGGTATCGAAGCAGAAAACCCAAGCAAGTCGAGTTTCGAAAGAAACACTAAACAAACCATTAAAAATAAAAATTTAACAAAATGGCAAATTTAATTAACGAAGCTGAAGTTAGAAACACGTGGTCTCCAATCATTGAGGAAGCTACTGGTATTAACGAAAGCTCAAAGCTAGCTTGGATGTCAGAATACTGCCACAATCACAAGCTTTATGAAGATGCAAACATCATGTCTTTAGGGACTGCTGGTAACATCTTTGGTATGGGAGCAACAAGCTTTCCAGACAACCCAAACGCAGGTGACTTAGGTTCAGGAGACAAAGCTCCAACTTTATTACCTTTAGCAATGCAAGTTGCTGCACAAACAATCGGTCTTGATTTAGTACCTGTTGTACCTATGGCTGGACCAATGGGTCTTTTATCTTACCTAGACTTCGTATACGAAGGTGGTAAAGTAGGAGGTTCTGAAGCTCCAACTTACATCAAGTCTTCTGACGCTGGTGCTGACGGTGAAACTCAAAACGGTTTAACTTTCACAGCTGCTGGAACATCAAGAATTGATGGTGATACTATTTACAGTATTTCAGGTAGCGCTACAGATGCAGCGATCACTACTTTAGCTGCATTCAGAGCAACTGGTGCTGCAAATGACGCAGAAATCTCTTTAGTAAAAGCTTTAGAAGATCACATTCCTGCATTTTCAGGTGCTGATGCTAGTGGTAACCCAATGTCAAGAGGCGTAGGGGAACAAACTCCAGACAAAGTAATGGGCTTAAGCTTATTCTCTAAATCAGTTTCTGCAGAGACTTTCCAAGTAGCTGCTGCTGTAACTAGAGAGCAAGTTC